AAAGCGTTTACAGTTAGAAGCTATCCGTCAGAAAGAATTGTCTGAAGGTCCATCCCTATTCATTTCAAAAACACAAGTTACTAGGATACCTAGTTATCCTGAATGTGAGTTGCCAGAAGGTTCAGAAGATTTAGAAGTTATCTTAGCAAAAGATAATCCACCAGAAGGTGCCATCTTTGCAACAAAGTATTTGATAGATAGAGGTGTGTTTGACCATATAGATAATGCATACTGGTCCCCTCATATGAATTTTAAAAACAGAGTTATATTTCCTTTCTATCAAGGTGATAGGATAGTTGGTTATACTGCACGTGATATTACAGGTAAATCTGCATCAAAGTATATTACAAAGTCACCAAAAAAGTTTCTACATAATGCAGATAGAATTAAAACAAGTCATAAATACTTAATCGTATGCGAAGGTATAATAGATGCTATTGCATTAGATTGTATTGCGATTACAAGTAACGAGGCTTCACAGGATCAAATTGATTATATTAATCAGTTTAAAGGAGAAGTGATTGTTTGTCCGGACAGAGATAAAGCTGGAGAGAAATTAATTAAACAAGCACAAGAAAATGGTTGGAGTGTATCTTTCCCTATGTGGGAAGATGATATAAAAGATGCCGCAGATGCAATTCAACGTTATGGTAAACTATATACTCTCAAAAGTATTATAGATGCACGTATAAGTAACAACACTAAGATTAGTGTAAAAATGAGAATAGGATAAAATAAAAACATGAAAAATGATAAACCAATTATTCCACTACCAAAAGAACAACCCAAAATGCCTGCTCCCCCACCCCCTCCGATGCCGCCGGCACCACCCAAGCAACCAGGCGAGTATAGCAAAGATAATGGTATTCTTTTCATGGACAAGGAATTTAATCAAGACAACTGTATGCCTTTGGTAAAAATGATTATTGAATACAATCTTATGCCAAAAGACAAAGCACCAGAAACTATTCACTTGTATATCAATTCACCTGGTGGGTTTGTAGACAGTTGTATGCATCTAATTGATACAATCAAACAGTCACGTATTCCAGTTTATACATACGGTATGGGTTCTATTGCAAGTTGTGGAGTTATGTTGATGATGTCTGGTGTAAAAGGTCATCGTTATCTTACACAAAACACTGCGGTCATGTCACATGAGTTCTCAGGTGGAACAAAAGGACAATACCATGATATGGTAGAAAGCCGTAAGCATATGGACTGGACCAATGAAAAATTAATGGAACATTACATTAAATGTACAGGCAAAACGAAAGCATATATTCGTAAGAACTTGTTAGCACCTAAAACAGACCATTGGTTAACTCCAGAAGAAGCAATCAAGCACGGTATCGCTGACAAATTAATTACTACTTACTAACAGTTTTCTATTGACTATTGCAAATAAATTTGCTATTATAACAGTATTAACTGTAACATAAAGGTGAGGTCTATGAAGATTATAGCTGGTAACAGTAACAGAGATTTAGCGGAAAAGATTGCTGAACATTGTTTTACTGATATTGTCCCGTCTGATATTAAAACTTTTGCAGATGGAGAATGTAGTGTAGAATTTTTTGATAACATCAGAGGTGAAGATGTTTTCATCATACAAAGTACAAGTTCACCAGTAAATGATAATTTAATGGAAATGATGGTCATGATTGATGCGGCTAAACGTAGTTCAGCCAAACGTATCACTGCCGTTATTCCTTATTTTGGTTATGCAAGACAGGATCGTAAGAGTGCATCACGTACTCCTATTACTGCAAAACTTGTTGCTAATCTTATTACTAAATCAGGTGCAGATAGAATCTTAACAATGGATTTACATGCTGGACAAATTCAAGGCTTCTTTGATATACCCGTTGATGATTTAACAAGTAGATTAGTTTTTGCAAGAGATATCAAAAAACAACTTAATGTAGATGAAGAACCAATTGTATTTGTTTCTCCAGATGCTGGTGGTACAGTAAGAGCAAGAAAGTTTGCTGATATGTATCATGCCAATTATGCTATCGTTGATAAACGTAGACCAGAAGCCGGTAAAGCAGAAGTAATGAATTTAATTGGTGAAGTAAAAGGACAACATGCAATTCTTGTAGATGATATTGTTGATAGTGGTGGAACCCTTTGCAATGCGGCTCAGGCAATTTTAGATGCTGGCGCTCTGAGTGTACGAGCATATATTACACATGGTGTTCTAAGTGGTGAAGCATGTAAGAAAGTTGAAAAGAGTGTACTAGAAGAATTAGTTATCACAGACAGTATTGAATTTAGATGTCCTAGTGATTGTAAAAAGACAAGAACAGTTTCAATTTGTGGGTTGTTAGGTGAAGCAATCAGACGAGTTAATAATGAAGAAAGTGTTAGTAGTCTGTTTAAAGCGAAAGTACATTAGTATTATGAAAATTAAATTAGATTTAACTAAGATTAATAGTAGATTACACTGGACAACACTTTACAGTGAAAAACTATTATTAGCAGTAATTGGATTACTAACAATGCTTGCCGCAGGTATGGATATTTTTCATATGGTGAAAAACTTAAAAGTAGAACTAGGTGACTTGTTCTTACTTTTCATTTATGCAGAGATTGTTGGTATGGTAGGTGCATTCTATATCAGTAATAGAATACCTGTTACTTTACCTATCATCATTGCCATGACGGCACTTTGTAGATTAATTGTACTTCATTCGAAAGAAGCAGACCCGTGGATGCTTGTTGCAGAAGCAGGTGCTATTGCAGTATTGGCAGGAGCGGCATATCTTATGAGTTTAAAAGATAAACTTAGTTTAGAAAAAAAGTTTTTAAGAGAGAAGGATAAGGATTGACATTTACCATAAGAGAGAGTAGAATATAAGAATGTCCGATATAAAAGATTATAGTTCAGATTTACAAAAATTGTTTGTGCAATTTATGATATCAGATCCAGAGTTATACTCTAGGGTCCGTAGTATTGTAAAGCCTGGTTATTTTGATAGAAGTATAAGAAAAGTAGTTGATTTATTAGTTGACCATTCAGAAGAATATGCAACTATTCCTACTCCTGAAATTATTAAAGCACAAACAGGACAAGACATTGAGAAAGTAGACAATATTAGTCAACACACAGATTGGTTTATCGATGAGTTTGAAACATTCTGTAGACATAAATCAATAGAAAAAGCAATTATTGATAGTGCAGATTTGCTTGAAACAGGTAAGTATGGTGAAGTAGAACTTAGAATTAAAGAAGCAGTACAAACTGGACTAGCACGTTCATTAGGTACAGATTATTTTGAAGATCCTAGAGCAAGACTTGAAAAACTAAAAGATAACAATGGTCAGATTACGACTGGTTGGAAAGTACTAGACGATAAATTGTATGGCGGAATAAATCGTGGCGAGATTACAATCTTTGCAGGCGGATCTGGTGCAGGTAAATCTTTGTTCATGCAAAATATGAGTTTGAATTGGGCAGAAGCAGGATTAAACTGTGTATACTTTACACTTGAACTTTCAGAAGAATTATCAAGTATGCGTATGGATGCAATGCTTACAGATAGAAGTACAAAAAGAATTTTTAAAGAATTAGATGATGTTGAATTAGCAGTTAAAACTAAAGGTAAAAAGTCTGGCATGTTAAGAGTAAAGTATCTTCCATCAGGCTCTACAGTTAACGACTTGCGTTCTTATATTAAAGAATTACAAATACAAACTGGCAAACGAGTAGATTGCATGTGTATCGATTATCTTGATTTGTTAATGCCAGCAACTAAAAAAGTTTCGGCTGGAGATTTGTTTATTAAAGACAAATATGTAACAGAAGAAATTCGTAACTTTGCAATGGAAACTGAAAATGTCGTAGTAACTGCATCACAGTTAAACAGAAGTGCAGTTGAGGAAATTGAGTTTGACCATTCGCATATTGCTGGTGGTATCTCTAAAATTCAGACTGCGGACAATGTTATTGGTATTTTTACAAGTCAAGCAATGCGTGAACGTGGACAATATCAGTTACAATTACTAAAAACTCGTTCATCAAGTGGTGTAGGAAGTAAGATTAATCTGTTATTTGATAGAGATAGTTTGAAGATTACAGATGATAATTCAGAAGGTTTTGACGATGGTGATGGTACACAAACATCATCTACGTTAAATATCATGGATAATTTAAGAAAAAAGACTACAGTAGTCGCAGAAACCCAAGAAAAATCCGAAGAACAAACAGATGTTGCAAAAGACTTAAGAGCAATGTTGAAGACCAAAACACGTTCTCCTTTTGATGAAAACTGATAAATACAGTAGAACGGAGAAATACCAATGGATAAACCTAGAAAAAGTCTCTTTGAAGAACTAAATTCTTTAGCGTATTCTAATGAACGTGAAAGATTTGTAGAACAAAAAGGAGAAAATATCATTTCAGGTGCATTAAATCTTATTGAATTCATTAATCGTGAATTCGATGAAGATGACGCTTTAGATTTACAGAAACGACTTGTTAATAGCATTCGTTCTGGTGATATTCGAAAGTTTAAACGTGGTATAAACAGTGTTAAGGCTAAGAAGTAATGGATTTTGAGAAACAATTACAAAGATTAAAAGTACTATCTGGTATATATAAGCCATATCTTCCCGAGGAAACTCAGCAAGAGAATATATCTTATACTGGAACTGAAAAATCTAAACTACAAAAAAAGCACAATATACAACCTGGCACAGACGAATGGTTTAAGCTATGGTTTGCTAAGCCTCATTTAACCGGTGAAAGACCTCTTGGGGATAATAAATGAAAGTAAAAGATATTTTAGGTAAAGGCAGAGAACGTAGATTTAGAGGTCCAAGAAAACCACGTCTAAAACAAGTTGGCTTCCATAAAAAGATGAAAGGCTTGTTAGATGCAGATTTACAGGAAGAAGATAAGAACACACACTTAGACCACGCAGAAGAACTTGTGTTCATGCAAGGTTCTGAAGGTATAAAAAGAATAGTAGGTACATTTACTAAACTGTTAAGCACACTAGATGGTCAAGGTGGCGGTGATGCAATCACTACAAAATGGGACGGATCTCCGGCTGTATTTGCTGGAACAGACCCACAAGATGGTAAATTCTTTGTAGGCACAAAAGGTGTCTTTGCAAAAACACCAAAACTTAATAAATCTTCACAAGATATTGAAACAAATCATCCTGATACTACGAACAAAGGTGAAGAAGTAAGTAAAGCCGGATTGCGTAGTAAATTAAATTCATCTTTAGAACATTTAAAAGACTTAGGTATTGAAGGTGTATTACAAGGTGACTTGTTATTCACTAAAGGTGATTTGAAACAAGTTAATATTGAGGGTAAACCTCATATTGCATTCAAACCAAATACAATCACTTATGTTGTTCCTGCTGATAGTAAAACAGCCAAAGAAATGATGTCGGCTGATATTGGTATTGTGTTTCATACAAGCTACTCAGGTAATAGTATGGAAGAAATGAAAGCAACATTTGGGTTTGATAGTAGTAAATTAAGACCTTCAAAGAATGTTTGGTTTACTGATGCAAGAATTAAAGATGTAACAGGGCAAGTACAGTTATCTAAAGAGAACAGTGCTAAAATTCGTTCAGCAATTAAAGAATTAAGTTCAATGTCAGTAGATGCTAATACATTTAAAGCATTAAATCAAAAGATTGGTGGTATTGAATTAGTAAATGCTATTAAGGCACATGCTAATGCACCAATTCGTTCAGGACAGGCATTAGAACAAGATGCAAGTAAGTTTGCACAAGACTTTTTAACTTCACTAGAGTCAAAGTTTGATGATGCAGTAGCAAAATTAAAAACAGGACCAGAAGGTAAAGCAGGTCAGGCAAAATTATCGGCTAAATCAGCCGTTTCGGGAATTATAAATAACAATAAGACACAAATCGCTGATATGTATCGTGCATATCTAAAAACTGAGGCAGTTAAAATGATGTTTCAGAAAAAGATGAGAAATATAAAAGCGATTGATAGTTTTATTGAACAACCAGACGGATCATTTAAAGTAACAGATCCAGAAGGCTTTGTCATTGTTGACCATGTTGGTAGAGCAATGAAGATTGTAGATAGATTAGAGTTTAGTGCGGCAAATTTCGCACCGAGAGATTAGATGTTAAGTAAAAAATGTAAACTACACTTAGAAGAAGTCGGTGAAACACGTTGGGAACATTTTAAACATGCAATGTGGGTTTCGTGGCAACTAGAAAAGGCCGCATATGCGTGTTTTATACATGCGTTTGCTCCAAGATGGTTTTCAACATATGCAAGTGACAAATGTAATCAAGTATTACAATCAAGGAAAAAATAATGGAACAGTATAAAGGCAAATTACAATTAGTTAATACACTTACAGAAAGTAGATTATTCAGAACAAAGCAGAATATGAATAGTCTTAACGTTTCAGATGCAGGTGAACTTACGTTTGCTTATCTTATGCAGTTAAACATGATGAATAAAGATTATGAGTTTGCACCATTGGCAAAAGAATATGCTAATAGAACAATAGCATATAGAAACTTTGATTACTTTAGAACAAGTGGTACAGATTTATATGCTACACTACATCGTATGATGGGCAAAGGCATAGATTACACAGACCCAAGAGATAAAATTGCACACGGAAGAATTAATATAAAGAAACAATACTTGTTGAGATATTTAGGACATATTGGTGCAGGTAAGTCAGATTCAGGGTTTGAACAAAGAATGTTATTAAGATTTCAACGTGACTTAAATGTACAAGATGGCATGTTGAAATCCATGAGAAGACTTATAGGTGATTGGGATAACTTAAATCAGAACCAAAAAGCACTAGTTACTACAAGAATGATGCAGTATACACGTGCAAAAGCAATGCGTAGTGAGTTGATGCCAGCGTTAAAATCGTTTCAAAAGCGTGGAAATTACATGTATAAAGACAAAAAATCAACAAAATCTGTAGTAAAAAGCATTTGGGACAAGCCAATCACTAAAGTAGCGGCATTTGGAGCCGCGGCCGTCGCCGCAAACAAGGCTGGTAAGTTTTTAGGTAAAACTTCTTACCAAAGTACGGATAGAAACAAGGGCAGGGATTTATCTCAGAGATATAAAAAGTCCTCGTAACGCCCGATTTTTTGCAAAAAATGATAAATAAAAGCATAGAGCAATATAAATATGCTCAGTTTTAATTTCATTTAGGAGAACTAAAATGGCAAAAGTACATGAATCATATGACGCAGGTCAGTTTTTAACAGGTAATTTAAATCACTTTACAGTTACAAAAACTGGTATGGCGGCAAGCGACATGAAAGCAATCGTAGAAGGTGCAGGAACACGTGCAACAGTAGTACTATTAGGTGCTATCGATGGTAACGATGTAAGAATCGCAGTAGAAAACAACGGCGCATGGGATGCCGCTGGTTTAGACGCGGCTCTAGGTGCTGACTTCTCAGTGGCTGATTTCGCATACTAATTTTTACCCCCCTGGACGTAAGTCCAA